CGGGGAATTCTATTTTCAGCCATTTTGGGACTCCAATTTAGTTAATTCCATAGCATATTGCTCTGGAGAAAGTTTGAACTTCTTAGCCAAAGCTAATTGTGTCTGCGTAAGTCTAATCTTTTTTGGGGATGTAGAACGAGTAGCAGGCGCTACGACCGTTGAGGATTTTTTAACTGCTGAATCTTTGGTTTCTGCAGGTGATTCTTCAGAGAATTTCTCTGGAAATCGTTTACGCATCTCGGTATCTATAGAATTCCAGTATTGATCAGAGCCAGTTTGCACTCCATCACGTTCTAGTCGTCTATGAATACCCATTGCAAGGAAACTCATGTCGTCATCTGTACCATACCAGCTATTTTTGTCTAGCCATGCTTGGGTTTTTGGGTCCAAACGGGCAGGTTGTGACTGTTGTAACTGTGATTGTACAGCATTTTCTTGATTTTTGAAAGATTCTTCGTCATATTTGAACTTATAATTATCATATTGGTTCATTTTTAGCTTAGCTTCAGTTAATTTCTCCTGAGCATCTACTAATAATTCAGAATCTCCAGAATCATAAGCCTCTTTATAGGCTTTTTTAGCTATTTCTAGCTCACGTGCAGCTGATAATTTTACATTATCTACTAAAACTTTCTCGCCAGAGGTTAAATTCTCTTTAAGCTTTTTGTTTTCTTCAATAATAGCTTGTGCTACACGAACAGCTTCTTGTTGTTCACGTAAAGCTTGTTCTTTTTCTCTACGTTCATCATTAATAAGCTTCTTCATTTGTAATAAACGTTGTTTAGCTTCTTTGGAATATTCTTCCAAATCATCTTTTTCAATGTCTTCTACTATTTCTTTTGGTAAAGGCGTTGCATTTTTCTGATCTTCTTCTGGGCGATCATCAACCACCTCAATTTCAATATCAGAATCTACAGGCGTTTCTACCTTTTTTTCCTGTTCTACTTCATCAGGAAACTTAAATTCTAAATCTGCCATGATATTTCTCCTTAAACTCGGCTAATTCCACGAGGATCTTGAACTACAGCCTCTACGGAATCATCATTGATTATTCTAAATTCACGACCATGAATCTTGAGTCGTGTGCCAGAGTTAGGACGTGCTAAGATAAAGTCACCTTCTTTGCACCAAGGGCCAGTTGGGAAACGTTTATCATCTTTGTAACAATCAGGACCAAGTTTAACTACAAAAAATACCGTAGATAATACTTCTTCATTTCTCATTGTTTCTGTTGATTTGACAATACCACTATCAAATTTATCTTCAGCTTCTGGGAGTGCGCATAAAATGCGATATCCTCTTGGTTCTGGAAGCTGTCTTGCTTTTTCTTCATCCGTTTGGGGAAGTGTTGTTGCTGCGTTTACATCATCGGGGTTTGAGCCGATTAGTATTTCACTCATCCGAGTTCTCCATGTGTTGTTTTAGGTCTTTGATATAACGATATACGATAAGAAGACCTGAAATCTTTCCGCATATATTTTGGTATTCAGCATAGTCTTTGGCCATGCCAGTACCTAAATGTTCTTGTAGGTTTGCTACTTGATCATTGATTTCTTTTAGAACTGCATCTAGTTCATTCATTTAGTTTCCTTGTTTGAAGGTTGAGGTTTGTTTGCTGCTGCTTTTGCTTGTTGAGCCATTTGATTGTTATGTTTTTTTAGATCTATAGCCATGCGTAACTTATCAGTTTCATTTTGTTGTTGCATTTGCATCTTAGATCTACCAACTTCATTTCCAATCTTCATGCCTTCTATTCTTTCTTTAGCTGCTAATTGAGCTTTATCAGATTGAACTTTTGCACCTACTTGCATACCAGCAATTTCTTTTTGTGCTGCGATACGTTGTTTTTCAATCTCAAGTTGATCAGCTTTAGCGGCTGCTTCAATTTGCATTTTCTTCATCTTAATATCAATCTCTTGAGCTTTAAGTTGAAGTTCTTTCATTTGCATTTGAATGACAGGATCTTGAGCTGCTTGTTGCGCTTGTTGTGCTGCCATAGCTGTTTGATTTTGATTAAGCAATTGTTGAGCAAACGGAACAGCTTTTTGTGTGATAGCCATTTCCATTTGTGGAGACATTGGAGCTGTATCATCATCAGTAAATGGTATAGGCATGCCAGCCATTTGTTCTAGTTGACGTTGATATTCCATGCCGACATGTTCAGTAATATGTGCTTGCATTGCAGCCATAATGATTGGTGCTTGTGGATTTTGACCAATAAGTTGTTTAATCTTAGGATCATTCATTGCAGCCATATGAATTTTAATGTGTGCTTGATGATCTTGATATGGGAAAGCTTTTAAAGGTTTTCCAGCTAAAGCTTGTACATTTTCTGATACAGCATTGACTGGTTTCATATCTTCTGGAATAGCCACTAACTTATCAGCATTCTTAATGCCTAATGCTTCTAACATTTGACGATGTAAGTATGGTAAGTTATAAAGTTGTGGTGCTGTTTGAGATAGTTGTAATACAGCTTGGTATTGAACAACTTTTTGTGACATGGTAGCTGCATTAGGATCTGATACTGGAATGATATTAACCATTGAGTAATCAGACTTACGAGCTTTACGATCACCACTAGAAGGTTCATATGAATAATCTTCTGGTGCATATTCAGCAATAATAAGTTTTAATAACTTAAATTCTTTTTTCATTGCAAAGTGAATACGAGCTTGAATAGCTGACATCACTTTTAGAGTTCTTTCAAGAATAGCTAATGTAGTTCCTACAGGACTATTTGCTGACATATCTGAAACTTTTAAGTCACCAGCTGCAGCAAAACGTCTGCCTTCATCAATAATTTGATTAAGTAATTGAATAAGAGTTTGTGATGGTTCTTTATAAGGCAATGGCATGATGTTATCTTTCATCGTTCCAGATGGAACGTCTACATCACGAAATTCGCCTGGAGCAATCGGTGTATCATCACCTTTAACTCTAAGGCCTCTTGTTTTAAATCCACCAGGTAGGTTTGCTAGTGATCCAGCGTCTACTAATTGTCTAAGTATGGATGTTCCAGATTTAGCAAAACCGCCTATTAAGTGGATAAGACCAAACGCATAAATACCAAAACCTGGTATGTATGTGTAATGTACAAAGTGTTGACGCTTTTGATGAGTATCATCATCTGGATCCCAGTTACGTCTAATTGCTAAAATTGTACTTGTATTCTTTTCAATAGTGACTACATAAGGAAGAGCTAATCCTGTAGGTTCACCATTTTTATCTGTATGTTCAAAACCTGGTAAGTCTAAATCAACGTGCATTTCTAAGATCTTATAACGATCATCTGTTGTTGCACGGAAGCCTAACTTCTCTGCAATCTTCTTTTCAACTTCATCAAGTGAAGATTCTGGAGAGCCAATATCTACATCACGATAGAAGCCAGCAAGCTGAAGTCTTTTTAATTCATTTTCTGTTTTACGCATTACATGAGTAACACGTTCAGCTTGTTCAAGACTTGATGCACCATAAGGCATCACTAAGTCTTCTGCTGGTACATACATAGATACTTGACGATCTAATGCTGGATCAACATAAACCTTTTTAAATCCATTACCAGATAATGCTACACCCCATAACATTCTTTCATGTTCAGGTCTATATTCTGGCATGGCATCAGTTAATTCATAGTTCATGTCAGCAACGACACGTTCCATGGCATCTTTTTTATCTTGTGTTTCTTTACCCACAATCTCGCCCTTAACAGGACCAGATGCTGGGAAAGTATCCATGATAGTTTCTGATTGGAACTTAGTCACTGCTTCAGCTAAGATAGGATGATAAACACCGCAAGCACCATCCCATGGTTCTGCTCGTTCATCAATCTTAAGACCTAATAAGTCAAGACCATCTACATAAGTTTGAATCCAATCACGTCTTGAATCTACGTCAGCATCAAAGTCGCCTACAAGATCTCCAGCAAGTTGTGTTAACTCACCTTCATTTATGTATTCAGCTAAGTTATCAGAAAATTCTTCTCCACCTGTTTCATCTTTGCCTAAATTAATTTCCATGCCATCCACATTCATATGGACTGCTTCTGGATCAACAATTTCTATTTCCATGGCTGGTTGTTGGGCGTCTATTCCTGCTAGACCTTGGGGAGCTTCGTAGAGGGCTTTATCAATTGACATAATAATCCTTTAATGGTAGATACAATATTTTAACTCTTTTATGCATATTTAGCTATCTAAATGCGGGTCCTACAGCCCATGCAACAGCCGTAAAACGATTTCCTTTTGTGACTGGTGTCACCCTATGGAACAAAGGAGAAGGAAACACTATGATTGTTCCTTGCTTTAATGGAGGTATTTCTGCGTCTTTTATTTCTAATTTTCCACCTTCATAGTCATTTGGATCAGATAACATAAGGACTGCAGATAGTTTTCTTTGCATATTATGTTCATCGGGTGGCATCGTATCTGGATGCCAATCATAATGACCGCCATCTGTATAATGAGCAATCTGAATTTCTTGTATAGAATCTATGTCATAGTTCCATTGATGTTTATTAATCTCTAATAAATGCGTACTCATAATACATCCTACTGGAGAATAATAAGGCATAAAAGTCACAATGGTTTTTCTAATGTCTTTATTAATCTTAGAATTGTTTTGATCCATAAACTCAGCCATATGTTGAAGATTCCAATTAGCCTCTTCTATGATAAGTTCACATTGTTTCTTAGAAATAGCTGACTCAAATAGCCAGTAGCGTTGATTAATAATATCCAGTCTTCCTTCTAAATTCTTTGGGTTCATCGGGTTCATCTGTAGGAAGGCTTATAAATCCACCACGCCTAAAGCGAATAAGTGCTTGTGTGCTTGAGTCAACTAAGTCGTCATGATCTGAGTTTGGGAATGCTGCTAATTCTTCTATGACTTCCTCCGCCCATCTTCTTCTTGGCGCCCACACCTTTCCAGAAGCAAATAAATCACTTACTGAATTAACACGAGAGATCTTATCGTTACCTCGTGTGGGTGTAAATTCTTGAACTGGGATTCCCATCCGTCTTAGTTCAAAAACTAAAGGCGCACCTGATGCTTTAGCTTCCACAATGAATGCATCGGGTTGCCAATCTGTGTAATATTCCAAAGCTCTTGCTTTTAGCTCTGGAAATTCCATGCGTTCTTTTAATGCGTCAAGCAAAATAATGTGTGGGTCGTTTTCATTCTCGTCTTTATAAAAAACTCCCCAAGTAGTACATGCAGAATAGTCGGCACGTTCAGATTTTGTAAATGCCGTATCCCATGACTGAATAATAAATTGACATGGCGGTGGAGAATCTTTTTCCCATATTTGCCACCATTCCCGTTTAACTAAAGCGCCTTCTTCAGAAGTTGGGTCTTGTTGATATTGAGCTTGCCATTTAGATAAAGGCAACTCAATTCTTAATTTACTTAATTCATCATAAGACCAGAACTCTGGCCATAAAGGTTTTTCACTTGGTAGGATTGCTGGTAACTCAATGATTTCCCATTCATCACCTTCACGGTCAACCATAGATTGTAAGATACGACCTGTTAGATCTCGTTTAGCCCAACGAGTCATAACAACTACAATAGAACCACCTGGTTGTAGACGTTGACGAGGACCAGATGTATACCACTCAAACACCTTGTCGTATACGGAAGGGTCTCCAGCTGCTAACGCTGCTTCCTGTTCTGAATGTGGGTCGTCAATGATGAGAAGATCAGCTCCTTTACCAGTGACAGTACCACCCACACCAATAGCAAAGTACTCACCATTAGCATTAGTACTCCAACGACCAGCAGCTTTAGAGTCAGATCTAAGGGCAACGTTTGGGAATATTTTGGCATAGACTTCAGAGTCTACCAAGTTTCGGACTTTACGTCCAAAGCCCACAGCTAACTCTGCTGTATTAGAACATTGGATAATCTTCTTATTCGGAAACTTGCCTAGATACCAAGCAGGAAGTAAATAAGATGCAAACTCAGACTTAGTATGACGAGGAGGCATGTTAATAATAAGACGCTTAGTTTTTCCATTTGCTATTTCCTCAAATTTTTTAGCCATCAAAGCATGATGACGTCCATCAATAAAGACCGGCCACATGGTATGCACAAAAGACAAAAAGTCATTTTGACCTTGCTCACGCAAGACCGCAGCTTCATATGCCTTTACTTGTTCCCATATGGGAGCTTGTTCAGACTCCGGAAGTAACTTAACAAGTTCTTCTATTTCATTCATTCTCAAACCTAGCTTTTAATCGTTTATATTTTGCATACCAATATGCATTACTGCTTATTACTTTCATAGGTCTTCTAAAAACGCCACGCACCATTTTGAAGCGTTTAGATGATGGTTTCATTAAATAACTTAAACCTAATACTTTTCTATTCAAGATTACGTAACCTCATATACGCAGGACGAATAGAACGGGCACGACCCTTAACCCCTTTACAGATACCTAAATCCACTAACGCCCACATTTTCCGTGAGACATTCCCACGGCCCTTTTCCCCCGTTAGTTTCATAACATCATCTATGGATGGGCCAAAACCAAACTCTTGCCACCAAGATTCTATAATCATATATATTTCTTTTTGAACAGGTGTCATAGGGGACCCAAATCGTCAAGGGGGGTTATTTCTATATTGACTCCCAACTCTTCTCTCAAAATTTGCATTCCCCCCACCCCCTCGGATATTTCCTCGTCAAGGATAGGATATATACCCGGCTTAGCCGAAGGCAGCGGCTTATCTTCGTTACGCAACGTATCCATCCCACCATAGAAAGCCTTCCTACA